GGGAGACCTGTAACATCCATGTGGAGTCCCCAACGCCTTATGCTGCCCTCGGGATGCTTCCGACTGTCCAAGGGAAGCTTAGGGAGTCTGTAGGACGCAACGAGTTGGCTCAGAGCATGCGTGAAGATGGAGGAGATTATGGATTGTTATTTGAAGAAGAAGACAACAGTGAAGAGGAGCCGGAATAGTTTTGTTACAAAAATCTGAAGGGGTATATATAGAGCAGCGCCGCGAAAATCCCCCCGTGACCCTCCCAGTATTTACAATGTGACTACCGATTGACGCGCTTTTTGACAGGGGGGGATAGTCTCTCTGGAAAAGCTAGCGTAATGCCTTGTCGCATAATCCATGGTAGAGACATTAGGAAAGTCTTTACCTGCGATCGATTGCCAGGGGGAGTGTTATTGACCAAGGCGGGCCCGTTGCTTATTGCAAGTTAGTTGCGTTTGCTTGTGTTTTTGTCGTGTCACCCCTTTTGAAATGTGAAATCCTCGTAACACACTTAAAGTCAACACCTTAAGCCTACCTGTCATACAACCTGTGTAAAAACATAAAGAAAAACACTAGACAACCCTAATGGTAAGCGGGTAGTGTTCACCCATGACCGAGAACGACTACCGCGAAGCAACCCTCACGCATTCCCAAGCTCTTTACCAACTGGAAAAGCACGGAGTGATCGACATTGAAGAGTTCCACAATGACCTTGGAAAGCGCGAGACATACACTGGTGAAGAAATTCTCAATTGGCTTGGATACTAGATAGTGTGTGTTAATTCCTAGGATTCCTCGCGTTTATCGCGGGGGATTTTATGGAGTAAACAAACAAAAGCTCCATTTTAATTATGAAAAACAGACAAATGACAGAATCCACGCATAGCATCTTGAAAACCATTCAAGCGCACCAACTAGAAGCCCTCCTTTCGTTCCGAGATAGTTACACAAATTTCACAACTCGAGAACTATGGGAAACCGGAAGTCTTGGAAACCATCCCGGAGAATACTTAATGATGGTTGCCTCGGAGTTGTTCCCGATTCGCACATCATCAGACATTAAGAAACGAAACATGCTTGTTTCAAAAGCAATCGAAGAGTTGAACAAGTAGATAAAAAGAGACTATGAAAATACAAACAATCCTCAAACGCCATCATTACGGATGCTTTGACGTGGAAGACACCGACGGCAACCAATACATGATTCAACTAGCTCACAAGCTGGAGGATCAATGGCAACAAGAGCAAAAAGACAAAAAGACCATGCAAGACATGTCTAGGATTTTTGATCGAATCGAATCCTTGTTAGAAAGGGGCGCGAAATAATGAAATCAATCAAACAAGTCCTAATGCGTCGCGATGGCTTAACTGCCAGGGAAGCGGAAAGCCTCATTTCGGAAGCTCGCGAGCAATTCGAGGAATATGTTAGCAATGGCGAGTTTGATTTGGCAGAGGAAATCTGTTTAGACTATTTCGGTTTAGAGCCGGATTACCTTGTTGAATTTTTCTAATACGATGAAAGCAAAAACGAAAAAACCATCCTGGAAGCCTTCCCTAGGCTCCTTTTCAAAAGCTGTCCCGGGTGCAATCTCTCTTAATTTTGGAGAGTCTGGGGGTGTTAATTGCTCCACGAAATGCGAGGCGTTGAAGCTGGGAGTATGTTACGCGGTCCACACCGAAAAAATGAAGCCAAGCATTCAAACAAGCGGCGAGCGAAAGAGGAAACATGGCTTCGCAAAAGTATGCTTGGAATACCGCGACCAAATTGAGCGACTTGAAAGCAAAGGGAAAGCAATCCCTTGGATTCGCTTTTCGACATTCGGAAGTGTTCCTAATAGGCGATTGACGGGCGTAGAAATGCAAGCGTTTGCCGATCTTGTGCGATCATTCCCGCCAGGTGTCCCGGTGCATTTCCCGGTTGAGACAAAGGAGAAAGCGGAAAGATTTCGCGCTATTGCGGTAGCCTTTGACCTTTCCCTGGTTGTTCGTGAATCTTGTCAGTCTGACAGGCGAGCCAATGAAACCTTAGCGGAAAACTCTCCAGCATCCAGGATTGTCTACAAGGGAGATAACAAGCGCGAAAGACTCGCAAATGCTCAAAAGCTTGCCCGGAAAAGCAAAGGGAAAGCGCGGGTGTGTCCCGCTATTGCTTCAACAATCCTTCGAAGGAATTCACCTGTTAAATGTGGACAGTGTACGCTTTGTGCGCGTGGGGATGTTAATTTGATCCTTTACCCTCAACATTAAAAGAAAACGAAAAATGAAACTAAACAAAAAAGAGATGTTATTCCTCGCTTGGATGATCGCTGGCCTTGTCATATATGGCCGGCTGGAACAGGCAGCGCATGAGGATGAAATCGAATGGAAGAAAACCTTGAAAGAAAATCTAGAAAATGAAAACGAAAGAAATTAAACTTTCCCCAGCGGAATCCTACGCAAATCACTTCCCATTGGCAAAAATAGCCTTTGATAGTTACTTGGAATATCGCAATGATTATCTTACTGACTGGGGATATTCGCGTGACAAGGGATTGAGTGAGGAATTTACGCTCGCTCTTATTAAAGAGGGCCGGAGAATTCATAAAATGAATGAACGATGAAAGCGGAAATCCTCCTAGCCTTTGCCTTTGCCGTTTGCTGGTACTTCCTGATTAAGTTAGTCCTAGCCTAAAATATGAAAAACATGAACAAACAACAAGCAATCGAAAGCTATTTGAACGGGAATATTTCCCACGTTTCGCAATGGCTTAAAGACTCCCGGGTTTCCTTTGGGGAATTCATGGCTCTTTATGTCGCGCTTTATGCTCCGACAAGTGACGATCTTGTGCTATTCACTCTCCGACTAGCCTAAGCGTCACCACAAGCCACCACACAAGAGCCACCTTGGGATTCCCTTGGTGGCTCTTTTCTTTTCCCCTTGTGTCATCCCAGGGTCATCCCTGGGTCATCCCTTGTGTCATCCCTTGTGTCATCCCTTGTGTCATCCCTTGTGTCATCCCTTGTGTCATCCCAGGGTCATCCCTGGGGTACTTACGTTTTCCCGCGAAAGTGTAAGCACCTGCCGAAAAAACAATCAAGAAAACATCTTGACCTTTTTGCGCTTCCGTTTTAATCGTTGGGCATGTCATCAAAAAAACAAGCGACACTAGCAGAGATATTCGACACCACTTTCCTGAATCGTTGGGCCGGAAGGGCACGGGAGGAAGTTGAGCAGCGAAATATAACATTTTGGCTCAGGAACCTCCCGAAAACAACACGGGGTCTTTCGTTGGGCACAATCGACAAGGTGATCCGCGAGGAGATCGCAAAAGGTAACAAGCCTTCCACCATTAACAGTAAGCTCCAGACCCTAAAGACCGCCCTGGATTTTACAAGGGAGCGAGGGATGCATGACGTGGCCTTTAAAGTTCCGCGCCTTAAGCAAGGCAATGATGCACGCATTGGATTCTTTAGTGCGGAAGATCAGGCTCACATTGAGTCATTGATTGAGTGTGATCGCTTTCGGGACTTCTTTGTGTGGAGCATTGAAACAGGGTTACGTCCATCTGAATCGTTGGGCCTAAACTCCAAGATGATCCGAAAAGATCCGGTAGTGGGCGCGGTGATTGATGTTATTAAAACCAAGAACGGGGAGCCACGCACCATCCCTCTCACAAAGAAAGCCTTGGAGTGTTTGGAGCGCCGGCAAAGCTGGGCTGAGTTCACTGGCATCAGGATCACCCGTGAGTGGCGTAAGTTGCGCGGAAAGGATTCCTCGTTGGGCCGCTTTGTGTTCTATACATGCCGTCATACATGTGCCACAAGACTCCTTAGCCGGGGCGTTAATGTTAAGGTGGTGCAATCCTGGATGGGACACAAGGACATCACGATGACCCTGAGATACGCCAAGCTGGTCCCAACGGATCTGGCTGCTGCCCGTGACTTGATGGATAACGCCTAACCAAAAAGGTGCATAGTCCAACTGGTAGAGACGGGGCGATATAAAGCTTGTCAATGTGTGAGTTCAAATCTCACTGCACCACCACCAATAATCAACAACCACTAATATGAAAATAAAACAGAAGAAACTACTGAAGCAGCTTAAGAAAAAAGCTGAACACTACAAAAAGGAAGCAAAGCTCTCTGTTGAGAACGGAGATTATGACCTCGCTCACGAAGAGATGATTATCTTCAAATTCCTAGAGCATCATTTAATTTACTCCATCGAAAACGGAGATTTATTTGAAGACTAAACAAAAAACTAATATGAAGATAAAGAAAAAGAAACTACTGAAATACCTAAAGGAGCTATCCAAACAATACCTAAAGGAAGCAGAGGTGTCTTCTAGGGAGGGTGATTATGAACTTGCACATCAAGAATCCATTATCTCAAATTTTCTTGAGCATTGGTTAATGGATTCCATTGACGTTGATTTCCCAGAAAAAGAAAACTAATATGAAAACACAAGCGAAAGAACAAATTAAAGGACTCACGAGCTACAAGAGGAACATCGTCGAAAAGGTGTGTTCACTGGTAGCCGATGAGTTTTCCATCGAAACGGATGACCTGTTTGTGAAATCTAGGGCTTACCAATACTCGGTCCCGAGATCCGTTGCGGCTTCACTCCTGCACAAGAGCTTCGGCATCCAGCAGCAGATCCTTGCGGATTATTTCGGGTATGTCTCTCACAGTAGCGTCCCTCATGCTGTCCGGTCTCTTGACCGTAGGATCAACACGGAACCAGAGTTGAGGTTTGTTATCCAGAACATCTTAAAGAATGTTGCCGTAACGAGGAAAACTCTTGAACGGAGAAAGGATCACACATCGCCATGAAAACAGTATCACCAATGAATGACCACATGCGCTTAGACTCTCCTGAACCGGAAGACCACCAGCCGCCGTGTTATCCAATTTTTATTATGAATACTGACAATCAATTTGAAGCACAAAAAAAAGCCTTGGAGTTCCAAGAAATGTATTACCCCAGCGATTGCTTGCTTAAGCAACACGCCCAAAGCGAGGCTATAAGATTTGCGTTCGCCCAAGGTTTTGAGATGGCGCGGAGATCAATGCAGGAACGCCTAGACGAAATGCAGGAGGACTTGGACTTCGCTAATGGGAAGGGCTGCAATTTTACTGGATAACGGAGAAAGGACACCGAGCGGAGCGGCGAAGATCGAGAGAAAAACTCTTGAACGTCACCCTCAACAGTATTAGAATCAAAATGTCCCCGCTGACTAGAGTCGTAGGAGAGCTACGGACCAGGTTACTGTTTTGCCTTCATTGAACACAGCGGTGACACTTTATGATATGAAACAGGACGAATTGAATCAGGACATGGTGGACATGGGGGTAGCTCGCTATCGTCGTAATGCCACAACCACCAAGGGGTCATTGACACAGGCTGGAAGACGCATCATGCGTGACGGGGTGGAGCCGGTGGTGTTAGGGCTTACTGAGTCCATCGAAAGGATCAAACCGATCCGTAACAAAAGCCGATGGCAGAAATGCATAGCTGAGTTAACCCTTCCCGATACCCGTGCGGTGGGACTGTTAGCAGTTAAAGCCACCCTTGATGTCCTTGATGAGCCACGCAGTTACGCCTCGGTTGCAAGCAAACTGGGGCGTGCCATTGAAGACCAGTTACTTTCGTCCATGTTAATTCGGGACCATGAGTTTGGGAGTCGGTTGGTTAAGCGTATGCAAGACCTCGCCAAGCGTGGGACCACCCAGAGTCGTTACCTTCACAAGACCGCAAGGAACGAGGAGATGGAGTGGGATGACTGGACACGCAGAGATCGCATTGGGTGTGGAGCGTTGTTGTTAGAAATCGTTCACGACCGCACCGGACTCATCGCCTTCACCGAGAAAGCCCAACGCCGCCGGCGCGTCTTCAAACCGATGCGTATGGTGGAGCTTTCGGAAGTCACAAGGGAATGGATCAACGACTATAACAACCACCGTGAACTGTTGCTTCCATTCTGGATGCCGATGGTTGAGTCCCCGACACCGTGGGATCGAGTCTTTGGGGGAGGCTACGGGTTCGCCTCGGATGACTCCAGCCCTCTACCAGCTTTACCTTTTATCCGTTGCAGTGATAGGGATGTGTTACGACAAGCACCCGAGATGCCCGAGGTTTACAATGCGGTTAACCTTATTCAAGAGACACCCTATGCCATCAACAACCGAGTCCTGGATGTCTTGGAGTGGGCATGGGACAGCGACCTAGAGATAGGACTACCGCCTCGCCAAGATGTCCCCCTTCCTGAGTGGACTGATGCCAACGCTAACATGACGGAGGAGCAGATAAGGAACTGGCGTGATGACAAGCGTGAGTTAGCCGCACACAACATGGGCCTAGCGAGTCAGCGTATTCTCATCTCAAAGATCCTGATGCTTGCCCGTAAGTTTCGCGGGGAAAGAATGTTCATGCCATCCTCGTGTGACTTCCGTGGTCGCATCTATCAGATACCGAGCTACCTAAATTACCAAGGACCAGACCACTGTCGGGGATTGTTACAATTTCACAGGGGTCTTCCCATCAAGAGTGATGAGGACAAGAAATGGTTAGGCATCCACGGAGCCAACTGTTTTGGCCACGACAAGATCGCCTTCGATGATCGCCTTGCGTGGGCCGAGGGATTTACCCGTGATGCCATCCGCATAGCTAAAGACCCAAAGGGTAACAGGGAGTGGGCCGAGGCAAACGAACCTTGGCAAGCGTTGGGGTGGTGCTTTGAATGGGCTGACCTCCACACCAAGACCTCCAAAAACTTTCAGACATACCTTCCGTGTGCGATGGACGCGACGAACTCTGGATTGCAGTTGTTATCATTGTTAAGTCGAGATGAACATGGATGCCACGCCACCAACGTAAGCCCTACGGATTCCCCCGAAGATATCTACCGGATGGTATCGGATCACACCGTGGGAGTCCTTCGTGGGCATGCAGCCGAGGGTCGTGACTACGCTCGCCTTTGGATCGACTTCGGGATAGGCCGAGTCATGGCGAAGCGTCCGGTCATGTGTTACAGCTATGGTTTAACTCCCTACTCCAACAGGGATTACGTAGCGTCATGGTATGATGAGACCCGCCGGCAACGAGGCATCGAGTGTGTCTTTGGTCGCCGGCACGTTTACCCAGCCATTAAGTATCTTGGGGATCTCCTGTGGGAAAGCATTGAGACGCTCCTTACTCGCCCCAAGCTGGTCATGGATTGGTTCCAGGAGGTTGCCCATATGTTAGCGGAACAGGACGAGGCGTTAACATGGACAACACCGAGTGGTTTCCGAGTGAGCCAAGACTACCGCAAGCAGGTCAGCCGGAAGGTTGCTACATGGTTACACGGTTCACTCACTGCTGTTAGATTTAAGGACAGCACCGATGAACTCGATACTCGCAAGCAGCGCAACGGGGTAGCTCCTAATGTAGTCCATAGTTTGGATGCTGCTGGGTTGGTGTTAACTACTAACGAAGCCCATCGTCGTGGTGTTTATGACTTCGCGATGATTCATGACTCCTTCGCGACACACTCTAACAACTGTGATGTATTGGCATCGTCCATACGTGACTCCTTCGCCGACATGTTCTCGAAAGATATTCTTGCCAGCCTCGCTGAACAATGGCAAAACAATAGTGTTGAGCCTCTACCTCCCCTACCCGAATACGGAAACTTTGATGTTAACACCCTTCGGGACTCCAAATACTTTTTCAGCTAACAATTAAAGCTGAGAGAACCACAAAAAAGAAACCACAAAAGAAACCAAAAAAGATGAAAAACCAAAATCTTAAAATCACTACCCCAGTAGGTAAAAGCATTTACCCTAAACTGGTAGAACCTGACACCAAGTTCGATGACAACGGTGTGTTCAGTTGTCGCTTGATCCTAAGTGAAGAGGACTACAATTCCGTTGACGCTCAGATCACCACATGGCTTGATGCCGAGTACGAACGCCACTGCAAAGAGGCTGGGGGTAAGAAGCTCAAGCGTCACGATAGCCCACCCCTCAAGCAGAATGATGACGGTGACTACGAGTTGTATGCCAAGCAAGTAGCTCGTAGGGAAACCAACAAGGGTGTTCTTAACTTCTCGGTTGCTCTGTTCGATAGTGCCGGTAAGAAGCTTAACGATCCCCCTAACATTGGCAGCGGGTCAAAGCTCCGTCTGTCCGTTGAGCCACACTCGTGGAACAGCCCGATGCTTGGCGTTGGATACACCCTTAGACTTCGTGCTGCTCAACTCATTGAGCTTGTTGAATACAATCCTGGTGGTGGCGAAGCCTTCGGGTTTGGTTCAGAGGATGGAGGATTTGTAAGCGAAGACCTCGGTGATGCGCTCACTGATGACAACGGTTCTGATGCCAAGGTTCCGTTCTAAATTTGAAAAGAGGTTGGCCCTTGCACTAGAACGTGCGGGGGTCAGCTTCGGCTACGAGACCGAACGTATCGGCTACCTCAAACAACATCATTACACTCCTGACTTCGTTCTTGAGAATGGTGTTATGCTTGAGGCCAAGGGCCGGTTCCTTGCGAGCGACCGCGCCAAGCATCTGTTGATAAAGAAGCAGCACCCTGAGATGGACATAAGGT